AATATTTCTGCTAATAACTTAAATTCTTTACGTTGTGCAAAGTGTAATCTTTTATGTATAGCTGACATAACCTTAGTACCACGCTCTAACATAGCTACAGTTGTGCCTACAGGTAGTTGTTGACTACCTATATCACCAACTTGCATGTCTGCGATACTGGCAAACCTTCTACCAGAATCAATAAGTACTGTTAATAGCTGACCTAACACGTTAGATGGCTCTTTATACGGTAGAGGCATTAATGCATCACGTATTGCTCCTCCTGGAACATCAACATCTCTAAATTCTCCTGGACTTAGTGGCTCATCTTCACCTTGTATCCTCATACCTCTAGCTTTAAACCCAGCTGGTAGGTTTGAAAGTGTTCCAGCGTCAATTAATTGCCTTAAAATAGCTGTAGCTGACTTAGTTAGCCCTCCAATCATGTGAATTAGCCCAAAACCGTAAAATCCGAGTCCTGGAAGGAACTTATAGTGTACAAAATACTCTTTTTTCTTAAAACTCGTGTCTTCGGGGTTCCAATTACGTCTAATAGCGAGTACATCGCCTGTATCTTCTAAAATAGTGACGATATATGGTACTGCTATCTCATATTCATCTATACCTTCAAGCTCTAAATCAACATGAAACTCTAAAATTGTGTAATTATTGTAGTCAGAAGCAGGTTTTGACAGACCTTGTAGCTCGTCTGTCTTCTCTTTGGCTTCATTATACTCACTTGGTGCAGCTCCACCGAGCTCAATATCCCTATATACACCTGAAAGTTGCATTTTACGGACATCATTACCTGTCATATTTACACAATGTGTGATTCTAGGGCTAGTTTCTAGGTTAGTAGTATCATAACTCACTACTAAATCCTCTGCTTTTACGAAAACAGCAGCAGGTCTTTCTAAAATTGAGTCATAATACACTTTTTTGAAGGCTGATCCAGATAATGGTAGGTGAAATAACAGTTGATCCATCTCTGGGTCGTAGTCTTCCATG